TACAACTACTGATTACACTACAATAGGTTTTGCAAACACAGTTCCTGGTTTAACAACCGTTGCTGTTGCTAACACACAAAACACAGGTAACATCATTGGTACTTCAGGTAATGCTCAGACATTGATTGCTAATGGTACAGTAAGATTTACTGCTAACTTAGGTGGTCTAGTATCTGGTGAAATTTATTTTGTTAAAGCAATTGCTAACGCATCCGCATTTACTGTTTCAACAACATTGGCTGGATCAGAAGTTGATTTGTCCAATGCTACTGGTACTCCTGACGCTCAACAGGATGTAGTTGAACTAGTTGCAAACGCTGCCGTCGCATCAACAGGAGCTTCATACATTTATGCAACTCCAGAAGCAGGCTACATTGTTCGTCAAAAAGGCAAGCAAAAGTACTTAGTACAAGGTACTTCAAGCGGATTAATAGGACAATGTTTTACTGCTAACGTTGCTAACACTGCTATGTTACCAAACACTATGACTATTACTGCTACATACGCTAACTCAAGTACAGTTAAAGTTCAAAGCTTGAGCGATCACACTGCTGAATTGTTTAGTTCAACATCTGGTCCGGTAGCTACAGGTAATATTGTTCTTGCAAATGCTGATCCAGCGTTTGGTACGTTTAATACTGCTGCTGCTGCAAATGCTACAGACGGACAGCCTTACCCTATCGTAACTATCGGTAATGCGTAATAAATCATGAGTTCATCTACGCAGCAATTAAAACAAGCAGAAACAGAAATTGCCATACTTCAGGTTAGATTTACCAACCTAGATGAAAAAATAGATGATCTTAAAACAGATGTAAACAGTATTCGTGAAGACATAAAAGAAAGTTCTGAAACAGCTACCAAGTTAATAAAAGATTTTCAAGCTGACAATATTGCTTCACATAAAGAAATGTCTGGAAAAATATCTGAGTTAGAAAAGTGGAAATGGATGATCATGGGAGCCGGATTAGTTATCGGCTCTTTGGGTTCATTTGTTTTAAGTATTATATTCAGTTGAATTAGAAAACGGCTCTTAGAGCCGTTTTTCTTTTAACGCTTTTAATTTATCTTGTACTAAATCAAAATTTATCGTAGAAAACAATCCAGGATGTAAAGGTTTTGGATACTGATCATTGCCTACCCAAGCATAACCTATATGCTCATAGTTTAGCTCAGGTATAAATTCTTTTTCAACTTCACTATAAAAAGTATGGTATATAAAATCATTATTTACAAATTTTTGAATAGGTATAAGTTTGAAACCATTAATATCTACATTCATTTCTTCTAAACACTCACGAGTTAAACCTGTTAAAAGAGTTTCTTCTTTTTCAATACCCCCACCAGGAATACTCCAACTTGGATTTTTAGCGTCTGATCTAAGTAAGTAAAGATATCTATCAGTTGATGTACTATAAAAGAAAATTCCAGCTGCTTGTTTCATTGTTAGATTACTACGGACCAGTCTCCCTGATCATACCAACCTTCTACTGACTTCATCCAAGTACCGTCTACAAATCTATACTGAACATTGGTTGTTATGTTAGTAACAAACTCAATATCTTCTGAGTTTTCACTATCAAATGATACTTGCCATTCTCCTGCGCTTGAGTTATATTGAATTATGTCATTAGCGTTAGCTACTAAATTTCCCCATGCAACTGTGGTAGCATCTTCTGATCCTATAGACTCTACTATTAAATATCTTTTTCCGTTTATTGGGCCTGGCAACCCTGCATTAGGACCAGTTGATAGCGGATTGATCACACTGTCTACTGGATTTAGTGTATTTTGTGGTAGTGTATCTGGATCTATGTTATAAATTAATAGTCTATCATCTAACGGATCAGACACAATAGTACCAACGATATCAGTTTCCATATATGGATTTTGTAACCATATTTGTGATATACCTGGTTGGATAGCACCGTATACGTTTAATACACTTGACCAATAAAGTGAAGTATCAGGTGACGGTGGTAAATTTAAGTCAACATTAGGAGGATTAAATGGTTGATTAGCGGGAAGAAGTTGCAACGAATTACCTATTAATAATACTTTATATCCATAAGCAGTAATTTTTTGTCTAGTTCCTAATAATATATCGTCATTTTGTATATCATCAATTGCACTACCTTCATGAATAGATGCAATAATCTTTTGAATAACTCCCATCTTTTTAAGTTTTGCCGGAGCACTAATCCAAATGGGCATATAAAACTTCCAACTTAATACATCTATAGGATTTCCTGTTCCTTGAGGTATACTTCTGCTAGAAAACGTTATCCCGTCTTGATATACTACAGTTAATGAAGTCCAATCAATGTAATTGTCAGTGCTTTGAATTTCTAAAGACGGATTAAATAATACTCCTAACTGTTCCATGATTTCTAATTTTTGTTGAGTATTAGAAGTCCATAAGTCTACCGTTAATCTAAGAGTATACGGCACCGGCATTAATCTTTCTACAGTAAAAGCTTGTCCCTGAGTAGTTTCATATGATAGTGTTTCTTGATCATATGCTCTTTGTCTTACATTAATTTTATCTACAAACGTAGGTACTTGTGTTCTTTTCTGATCATATTCCAAGCCATTGATATAGTAAGTAAACAGAGGAGTAGATGGTAAATTACTAGCACTGTTGTTAGCAATGATTGTAGCTGCTTGCCTACTTGAATCTCCGTACATTACCGGAACTCGTGATAATATAACATTGCCTGCCGGGTCTTTACCTTTAGTAACTTGCCAATTGGAGAAAATTTTTCCAAATTGAATTAAAAATCTTCTAATCTGGTTATCATAATGAAAATCTGCCAATTTTTATTCCTCTGGAGGTAACACATCAGGTGTTGGTTGTAATATAGTAGAAAGCGCCTGCGATTCAGGAACTGCTCCTTGTGTGTTATTTAGATAGATTTCTGCTTGATCATTAATAAATCCTGATAGTAACGATTTGTCATCATATGTAAATCCGGTTTCAGTTCTTACGTTTTCAGAAATTCGTACCCATATTCTTCCGTCCCAGCGATAAAGTATCTGAGGCAAATAATCTATACGCAAGAAGTAATCTCCCACTTGCGGATTTTGCGGAAATGATATACCTGCGCCTGTAGGGAATCCGTTAGGGGCACTACCATCACCGGTTAAGTAACCACTTGTATAGCCAAAAGTTTGAGGAGTAGCACGTACAATAAATTGAAATCTAGGATCACAATCTGCTCTAAAGTCCATTACAGAAGTTATTTCATCAGTAAAGCCCGGTTGAGTAGGATCTTGATCTGCTGTTGCATAAGTGTTGTCTGTGGTACCATAAGGACCAGTTATTACCCCCAAAGACTGTACTGATAATACTTTTGTTCCTTCAACTGAACCTGATCCTGTATCAGTTAGTTCAGGTGCTTCAACAACTACTTGTAAACTAGCTTGTACAAACTTGTCTAGTTTTTCACTAAAATCCATGTCTGCTGTCATATCCCAAATACTTTTTAATGAGTCTTTAGATATCTTGATACCAATACTCGGTGTTTTGTACTTAGGATTACGCATTGATACTACTGACGCAGTTACTGAATTAGGTGAACCATTCAAGTTAGCGATAACGCTATAAGGTGGAGCAGGCTGTCTATAGTTAGATGATAAAGCGCCGTTTTGTTGAAACGGTCCATATGTTGGAACAATATAAAGTTTACTAGTATCATAACCAGCTTTTGGTACTAATCGTTTAGCTTCTTCTAACGCAGCGTTGTTGATACTAATATTTGTATTATAGGTACTTAAAATATCTTTCAAATCTTGTGCTGTATCTAGTTCCCAGTATACTGGATCAGGTGGAAGTTTTCCTATAGGTACTTCTTGTTTTGCAATATAATTTTTATCACCATATGAAATTACATATCCTTCAGGATATACACGATCAGGTTCCCATAGCCCAAGATAATTGTCTTTATTAATTGGTTCATTAAGTATTTGTGAAAACTCTTGACTGTCAACTAGCGGCTCGCACTTTATACGCCATAAGTGAGGATACCAAGTTTGTGAAAATCCTTCGCTAGCATAATTAGAATCGGTTACTTGATAAAATCTTTTTAATGCCACTGGTATAGTTTCTTTCAATGGATTATAATCTAATAAGTGAGGTAATTCTAAAACATCACCAACCATTAATTTTCTACCAATGATATCAATCATATCATTGTAATGTATTACTATGAATATAATATCATTGTTTAAAAACAAACCAAACTGAGACAAATCAAAATCTAAATTTTGTACGTTATAGTGTCCTCGCAGTCTATAAATATCAGGATCATATGTTCTGTCTCTGTTTTCAAGGAACAGCAAATCTTGAATGTTAGTTGGGTCTAACTTATCATATTCAGGCTGAGTATAATCAATAGACGGACCTTGATTAGTAGGACCCAAATACTTGTGGATGTAAAGGTCTGTCCCACCTACAGTTAGTTGTTCCGAAATGGTACGATCCATAAATCTGTAGTCGTTTTGTTTATTGGGCCTATATAGGCTTAATCTTGGAATTTTGGATCTCCTTACACTTTATCGTATCATTATATTTATCTTCGGGTATTGACTAATGCTCAAAGATTTGTTATCATATGTATTCATGATATAAATACCCCAACAAAGAGAACATATTGTATGGCTATTAGACAAAAAAACACTGCTGAAGTTCGTGATCTTCGCCCAAAAGACTTGTTTGGGCTTAAAGGGCACGGAAACGAACCTAAATCAGTTGACTACTCTACTGAACAAAAACGACTGTCTTTTATGGGTAGTGCGTTTAACTGGTATAACTACTTTTGCTCCAATAAAGAAGCAAAACAGTTTATATGTGATTATCTTAATTCAACTGGCGATACTGCTACTGCTAAAAAAGTATTCCGAACTCCCGATAACAAAGTGGCACCCACATTTGGCTGGTTAGCTAGAATGTCTTTACGCGGATTTGAGCTAACAGAAGAAGAAAAAAAGCGATTAGCTAAAGAAGTAGCTAGGCTTGTTCATATGGATGATGAAAATCCTGAAACTGAAGAAACTATAGCTGCTGCGGTTGTAGTAGAAGAAACTAACAAAAGAAACATTCAAATTATAATGCGTGAAAGAGCAAGTGATGTTTCAGGTGAACTTCAAGGAATGCTAGACGAATACATTAGTGATGGGTGTAAAACAGGTATTGACCCTACTACAAAAGTAATTAATTATTTGTCTGAAAAAAGTATTTTGCCGCAACACACTTCTATTGTAACTCAACCATTTACTCCCATTAAAGACGAACTTATTGAAGTTCAGCAAGGTACTGATGAACAATTAGTAGAAGGTTATTCACACCTTTCAAAAATGCAGATTAAAAATATAATCAAATACATTGACATTATTACTAGTGCGGTTAACTCGTATGTTGCGCTAAAACAAACTAATAAAGTAAAACGAGCT